ATTATGTCAGTTTTGCTTCGCTTAATAAATTAGGGCCTAGTGAGTTCACTACTCCCTTTATGAATATCTGCAAGAACATGCAGAAGAACTATAATGAGAATATACTGTATATTCCTTTAGATTGCTACCCTACATTAGATGAAGCTGGATTTAATAAATTAATCCATGGATCTAGTAAGAGTATGATAAGCAATCTGTATCATCTTATTACTGATAAGACTGGTACATTAAACTCTCTTGATAACTTCTATTTCATTTTTGTAAGAGGCAATCAGTGGTTTGCTATTAACTCTTCCGAATATAGAAAGAAAGATAATGAAGTATTTACTTCTAATCTTAAACTTCTTATGATGCCTGGTGATACATCTGGTATAAAGAATGCTACTGGTGCTAAGAATGTAAAGACAAATAATGTAAAAGAAGTTAAACCTAAGAAAGATATAGAGAAAGAGCGTGTGGAGAAAGAGAAAGAAGACCTCGTAAATAAAATCTCTGACGCTGTTGATAAAGCTTCATCAGAAGAAGAAGCTATCGATATTCTCGATAGCGATAATAGAGTGTCACAAATCCTTATGGACTTAGAAGGTAGTGATTACGGTAAACCTAAGTTTACTAATGCTAGAACTAATCGTGTTATGAAGCTGAATGATGAATTCAAAGCTTCTAATATCAATGGTAAGTCTATTAAGAAGATGCTCGATGACCCTGATAGAAAGGAAGAACTTCCCACATCAGATCTTAATCTTAATACTCCTAATGAAGAATGGAAAGACGTAAAGTTCATTAACTTCAATAAAGAGTATGATATAGATTCTGATATAGTTCTCATATTAGAGAGTTTTGCTAATAAGAAATACCCTGTAGCTGTTAGAAAGCTTACAGTAGAAGATACTTCTACATCTCTTGACTATATTTATACTTATAAAGCAGAGATGGAAGATATTAATGGTAAAAGATTTACTCTTACCTTTGATATGCCTAAATTTATCAATGATAGATTCATGATGCTGAGAGGTAATCAGAAAGTTATCTCTGGTCAGTTAGTGAATCTTCCTTGTACTAAGACAGATCAAGATACAGTTCAGCTTGTCTCTAACTATAACAAGATCTTTATCTATAGATATGGTACTGTAGGCAAAGCTCATCCTAGTAGCGATATGCTGATAAAAGCTCTTACTAAATATGATGGCAAGAAGATTAAAGTAGTTTATGGTGATTATACTAAGACCACTGTCAAGTATGACCTCCCTGTAGACTATATTGATCTTGCATCTGTATTGAATTATATAGAGACTCCTGAAAGAATATTCTATTTCGACCAGGATATCTATAATACTAAATATAATGCTGATAGAACTATCGGTATTCCTATTGGTATTAATAAATCAGATGAAAGCATAATTTATTATACTTCTGAGTCTTACTTCCCCACTTCTGCTTATGAGATTACTAATTATCTTACATCAGAAGATAGTGATGGTAAGTTTACAGAAGTTTATAAGACACAGAAGCCTGCTACTAAGCATATGTATGCTAGAGCAAGAGTCATGTCTGGTTATATTCCTCTTATCGTTGTTATTTGCAATCAGATTTCTTTCAATGACCTTCTTAATAAAGCGAATATTAAATATCGTATAGAAGAGAAGAGAACTAAGGTTGATAACAACTTAGAGGCTGCTATTAAGTTAGCCGATGGATATTTTGTTTATAGTGTAGATTATAGAAGTGGTATGCTTCTCAATGGTCTTCTTGATTGTGACATTGAGATGTATAGTATAAATGATCTTAATAAGAAGAGAACTTGGGTAGAGCTACTTGATAACTTTGGTGGAAGAATATTGGCTGATGGTCTTGATAACTTTAGTGAGTTATTCGTTGATCCTATTACTGCAGAAGTATGTAGAGATGTAGGGTTGCCTGATAACTACATTGATCTTCTCCTTACAGCTAATGACCTTCTTGCTGATAATAAATTTATCAAGCATACTGATATTACAGGTAATAGATATAGAACTACTGAAGTTGTTGCTGGACATCTTTATAAAGCTTTAGCAACTTCTTATCAGGAGTATATGAGATCTATTAAAGCTGGTAGAAAGAATGCTGCTATGTCCATGAAGAGATCTGCTGTTATTGATGAGATTATGAAGAACCCTGTTACTTCTGACTTATCTGTTATGACTCCTCTTCTTGAGATAGAAGCTAATAACTCTGCTACATTTAAAGGACTGTCTGGTCTTAATGCCGATAGAGCGTACTCTCTTGATAAACGTACCTATGATGATAGTATGACTAATAAGCTTGCTATGTCTACTGGTTTTGCAGAGAATGTCGGTATTACTAGACAGACTACAATGGATATGGAAGTGCATGGTAAGAGAGGATATATTGCTAACAGTGATCCTGATGATACATCTGTTACTAAGAGATTCTCTATTACAGAAGGAGTAAGCCCTTATGGACCTACTCATGATGACCCTATCCGCTCGGCTATGTCATTTATACAGACAGCCAAACACGCTATGCCTACAGAGAAGTCTGCACCTCTTCTTGTAACGACTGGTGCTGATGAGGCTATGCCTTATATGGTATCTGATACTTATGCTTTTAGAGCTAAAGATAATGGTACCGTATCTGAATTTGTCCCTGACGATCATATGATAGCTAGCTATAATAATGGTACTTCTGATTATATCTCTCTTAAAGAAGAAGTCAGAAAGAATTCTGATGGTGGATTCTATGTGACAGTTATTCTTAAGAGTGATTTGAAACAAGGAGCTAAGTTTAAAGAAGGAGATATCCTTGCTTATGATGCTAGAGCATTCTCTAATAAAATAGGAGAAGCAGATGGCTTAGCATATAACTTAGGAGTTCTTTCTAAAGTAGCTATTCTTGCTACAGATGAAGGATTTGAAGACTCTGTTGCTATATCTGAATGGATGGCTGAAGCTATGGCAACTACAGTCGTTACTCTTATCCCTGTTTCCATTTCAGCTAATGCTAATATCTATTCTATTGCTAAGATAGGTCAGCATATAGAAGAGGGTGAGCCTCTTATTATAATGCAAGACTCTGTTTCAGAGAAGGATGCAGCTATGCTTCTTCATAATATTACTGATACAGATTTCGTTTCTGATCTTGGTAGAATTCGTATTAAATCAAAGTACACTGGTACCGTACAGGATATCAAGATGTATCGCACATGTGACGTAAGTGAGATGTCAAGTACATTGAAAAAGGTCGTCACAGACTATGAGAAAGAAATCAAACAAAAGAAATCTACATACAAGAAGTATAACGTTCCTTATGAAAATACCATTGATCCTGACTATGCTATGACTCCTACAGGGAAGCTTAAGAATCTAGGTGATGGTGTTCTCATAGAATTCTATGTAAAATATCATGATACGATGGGTGCTGGCGATAAGCTTACATTACAGGCCGCAAACAAAGGTGTTGTGAAAACAATATTCCCTAAGGGTGATGAGCCTTATACTAAGTTTAGACCTAATGAACCCATTCATGCTATAGCAAGTTCTAGATCTTTTAATGCCCGTATGGTTACTTCTCCTATCATATCTGGTGCTATTAATAAAGGTCTTATAGAACTCGACAGACAGGTAAAAGAGATAATGGGTATAACTCCTAAATCTCTCGAAGAGATCCAAGAATGACAGACTTAAGCTAACTATATGATTAATCTTAAGTAAAGGAGGATTAGTTAAATGGATATTGCCTTAACTGGCGGTGCTATTGCCTTAGTCATCGTTCTCTACTGCTTAGCAGAGATTCTTAAGGCTACGCTGCTGAAAGATGAGTCTAAAAGAGCTCTTCTTCCTGTTATCTGTGGACTGCTTGGAGCACTGATCGCTGTCGTGATCTACTCCTTCAGCCCCGAAGTACTTGGATGCAAAGACTATCTGAATGCAGTTGTTGTTGGCGCTATCAGTGGTTTTGCAGCTACTGGTGCTAACCAGGTTTATAAGCAACTCAAGAAGAACGTGTCTGAAGCTACTTCAGATGAATAATTAAGATAGATAGAGTAGAGGGCTATAAACCCTCTACTCTATTTATAATATATATGGAGCAGGTGACGAGAATCGAACTCGCGCAACTAGCTTGGAAGGCTAGGATTCTACCGTTGAACTACACCTGCGATTAATACATGGTTTGTCATGTAAATATTTACATTTTACAGATTACAAAACAAAAAATTAACAACCAGTATTAAACTAAATATGGAGGTGAGATAATGACTTTTGACCAATATATTGAAAATCCTATGGGTAAACATAATGCTGTATTTTCACAGAGAGAATCATATAGAGCTAATTATACTACAAAGTATGACCAGCTTATGGTTAGAGAGAATGGAGCTTTTGTATACCATTTGTTTTATGACAAATCAAAGGATGAATATTACTGCTATATAAAGATCCCATCAGAAGGAGTAAAAGGATTCTTCTATGATGTAGTGATTCAGTTCTATACTAAAGACAATGTATTACGTACAGCTCCTGCTTTAGAAAAGTATGACGTAAGATTCTTTAGTAATGACCCTGCTTTTGTTTATACATATGCTCATGTATTCTACAAAGAGGGTATGTTTATAGAAGTACTGAAATCAAAAGCATCTAAGGTATCTTTAAAACAGGCTCCTAATGAAAGAAACTATTATCAAACTCCTGGCTATGTAAAGTCGATTTATTTTGCTTATCTTTACATGAAAAGCAGAAACTTATTCCAGAAGAATACCTATCATGCAGCAGGTGCAAAATATAGCAGACCTGCGTTAGTCAATCTGGTAACTGATACAGATACTAAATTGGCTGAAAGAGATGATGCTGGTAAACTGGCTGCTGCTCAGCGTAAAGTTGAACGTGAGAAGCAAAAGATAATCAAGTCTGATGCAGACAAGGCTAGAATGGCTGGTAGTAAGATAGGACGTGTTAGAAATGTACCAGAAGTGTCTGGTACATCAATCACTTCTCCTATCAGGAATACTAGGAAGGTAAGTACTGTAAGAAAAATACCAAAGCGTTAATGAAATATATATTATAACAGTGACAGTAGTATTAGGGAGGACTTCTAAAATGAAACAACACAACACATCTGAGGGCTTTTGCCCTATTATTTATCATGAAAAAGTAGAACGTCCTATGGTTGACGAGTGGGTTCCAGCAGAAGAAGACAAGATGTTTATAACTGTTAAAGGAGCTATTATTAGTGATGTCGCATCTATGTATGGATTAGATGACGGCAATATTAATAATAACTTAAATTACTTCAATATGAAGTCTAAGCGGTCTTATAACTCTGTCAAGGTGAGAGATCATATTGTACATTATTTGAATTACTTCAACAAGTTCTATGACTATGATCATGAGCTGTATTCAATCTATAGTACAATCAAGTATCTTATCGATTATGAACCTACTTACAGCAAGGATGCGTTTTTCTACGATCTTAAAAGATATATCATATATGGCACTATCAGCGTTAAGGCTGACTATATGAATAGAGATAATTATTCTCTGTCTCTTACATATAGAAATAAGAAGAACCCTGTTTTACAGTATCTTGATAAACATGCCTTACTTCTGATGAAGATTAGTCTCCTTATGAATATGATGGCACCTCTGCTATGCCATTATATGACCCAGAGACAAATCAAAAACACTAACGAGTTCTTATTAGAGATCTATGATGAACTTATGCATATAGACCCTGACATTGATATCTATAGTAAGCTTTATGAGACTGCTGAAACTAATGTCTCTAAGTCTGCTAAGAATAATCCTGCTATCTTTGCCAAACAAGATATTCGTGGTGTTAGTGTCGCAACTCACACTATAGGATGTGTGAACAACATCATTATCAATATTATTATCAAATACAGATATGATAGTAATATCATTCATCTCAATTTCAAATCTATTCATAAGAATACCGGCTTCCAAATTCTCGATATCGAATATGAATTTGCATTCTATCCGTTATCTTCTAGTAATAGAGATGCTGATATGAACAGTGATTTTGATAGATTTGAAAGCTTCCTACAAAAAGCTGATAGTGCTCTTTATATGCAAAACAAAGTAGCATGTGAGGCATCTATGAGAATGATTGAGATGCTGTTTGGACCGTTTGAAGAAGATGAGGTAAAGTACTATCTTCGCAAGCTGTCTGATAATAATCATATGGCTGTGAACTCCTTCCAGAAGGACTTGGTTTTCAACCTGTTTTACAAGTATTTTGGTGATACAGCAACTCTTAATA